GCCTGTTGCTCCGTAGTTAGGTTCACAACACTGCTTGATATAGCCGCAGCAGTTTGTGTGGGTGCTACATCAGATGTTTGTGCTTCTATTTCTTCTTGTGTGATGTATGTTCTGGGTTGCAACTCTCCTACAGCTGCACCTCTACCAACGTCTTGAAGGTGAACGATTTCACGCTTACAATCAATTCTTTCGGTTAGTGTCTGGTCAGCCTCTGGTATACCCATTTCAATCAATTGTCCATCCAGTCCTTTCGGGACTGATGTTTTTGGTTGAATAGAGCCGACTTCTCCATCACCAGAATAATAGTGCTGAGCTTTAATACTTGTCGTAAATGAACTAGGAGTGAGTGTTGTAGATACACTAGTGATGGTATGGTATCCGCCTATACCTAATGCATTAGCGAGAGACCTCTTGCCATCTGCTGTTCTTGTTGAAGGGTGTCCTAGTGCAGTACCTCCAAATCCATAAGGGTTTAACCATAGATCCATCCCAGGATAGAATAGTGTATTCCCAAACATTTCAATTGAGACGCTGTAAACTGAGGATAATTGTAGTAGTCCATCAACGCCATTGCGCATGAATCTGGCCTCTCGAATATATTGCAAGTCGGTTTTTGAAAATTGAACTGTCTTTACCAGTCCCCTATTTGATCCGATCTCAATGTGAAATACTCCACTCCCGATATCCAATTTATAATCTCCGACGCCTTTGTGACTTCTGGTGGAGCCATTGGGGTTTAAGATAATGTAATGAAAGAAGTTTTCAATCTTTGAATCACCAGCTGGACTGCCTTCTAAGGGCAATGGTGCCGGTTGGACAGTTTGGCCTTTTTTGATCTCCGGAGGATTTCTGCTTTTGTCTGTGTCTAAAATAGCATTTTCCGGATCTAAACCAATAAGGTGTCCAATTTTATCCTTCGCATCCCCAGAGTATGAAGAGAATTGACCAGTTTGGAACATGAGTCGTTGCTCAATATCTCGATTGACGCACGCTTCAAGCATCGCATTTGAAACTAGTGCATTTGAAAGAGACCTAATAAAATTTAAAATCGGGAAGGACTTCCGTGTAGATTTTTTATTCAGAACATTGTCGACGAACCATCTGGAGAAAAACTCAACAGATATAGGTATGTGCGAAATGTTAAATGATTTTAAGTTTCCGCTTGATTGCTCTTTTTGAAATACTTCAAAGTCAAAAGATCCTAAAACAATCATTGTGTTCGCTAAGCCTCGTGCTTTTCCGCTGTCGTTTTCTACATATAGAGAGTCCATAATCGTATAAAGTAGGTCGCCAAAGAAGAAATATTGAACAATAGTGTCATTCTTGTCTGCATCATTAAAGTCAAAATCACTACTATTCTCTGGTAGTCTTGTATTGAGAACTACGCCAAGATCACCAGTGTTCGCATTGGCTGCATTGTTGTTGAGGTTGCTAACATCCGATACAATATCGCATTTCCGAAAATATCCATTGTCTAGAAATTGTCTACGGTGATCATTATTAATCAAGCAGGTAAATATTTTATCATTTTTGTGCAATCTAGTCATAATTGAATTCAAAGATTTTTGCAATATCTCCGTTTCAATCGCAGCAGTCAGAGCTTTGACGTCAGCTAATTGATCAATTGTACACTTCTCAGACATAGCTAGGTCAAATAGTTTTGTCTTATTAATGATTCTCTGTTTGGCCAACTCTGGTGTTACCAATGCGTCATACCTCAGGCTCTTAAGTGCAGTTTCGACATATGCCCTATATGTTAGACTGACTTCGACTGTTCCATCGTTTTTAATATTGAAGCTGTGATCTATCATGCATAGATAGAATGACTTATTCATGTTCTTAATTGCTGATTGTAGATTAGTTAGGTTTGTGCCGATTCCTTCGACCTTGTCTGGAACATTATATCCAGTCTCCACCATGATCCTATAGAAAGATGGATCATATTGTCTCAAGCTTTGAGTAGTTTGGCCCTGTATTTTATCATCATCATCTGGTTTAGGTTGCACAATCAAATCTACATAACTAAAGGTGTCTCCATTGTAAGACTTTCTCTCTCTAACAAAGTCTGCGAAGCTTTGAAAGAACAGGGTCATTGTACCCTTGACATCATTTCTAGCTTCTGCGGGATTTGTTCCGTTGAACTCTAGAGTAAAACTTTTAAGACCAACCCCATCGCCTTTGTCGAATTCAGATTCCAAGAAAGACGGGACTTTTGACTCAACAATCGTTCCGCTTCTACCTGCTTGATTTTCTGTAAAGTTTTTACTTCTTGACAAGTCGGTATGTGTTGGAAATATAAACTCAGTTCTTTGCAACTTTCCGGCCGAGTCATTGAGTACCTTATATAATCTAAACTTGGGTACAAGTTGGGTCATTATGTGCGGTGGCACTTCAAATAGATATTGGGACTTTTCTGAAGAAAAAATATTGGTAATTAATTGCTCTTTATTTTCCGAGGTTGCTCTCCAGAATCTACCACCAAACGGTTTGGTCTGATCTGGTCCGTCGGGTGTTTGAGAGGCTTGTCTCCCGATTATGTGGTTTTCGTATGGTTTTGCTAACTTGGATAGATTCATCATCAAAGCACATTGTTTATAGAATTTTTGACGATCTTGGATCTGCTCTTCTGTAAGATCGGTCAGTTCAGGTAGGGGTATGTTGGTGAAGGCCTTTCCAATCGCATCATCAAGTGCTCCTTTTGTTGCGATAGGGTCTTCCAAGAAGTTTTCGTCTCTACTTAATTCAAAAGAAAATCTATTCCATATTAAAACTCTTCTCTCGATCTCCTTGTCGATGCCGAATATCGTTAAGATTTTTTTTAGAAATGCTGGATCTTTGGCTTTAGTTCTAAAAGAATCTCCCACACCTCTACCATTGACCAAAGCGACCATCGCATCCGCTAGAAATGTTGCATATTGTTGATATAACAGCATTTCTAACCTGTCTTTATGCATATTTCTTTCCCGATCTACAGCACCCCAAAGAGCATACCCAAGTGCTGCGATGACTGCTATATCGAATATGGCCAGCCAGATGGTTGGAGATGCTAGTCTGCTGATAATCCACCGACCAGCATTTGCCAGACTTGTCGTCCGTGATGCCCAAAATCCTGCCTCAACAACTGGAGCCGTTGAAGTTGTGGTTATGACCCCTCCGACTGTGGTTAAGGTCCACGACATATCCAAAGAAAAAGTAAGGAGTGCATGCGTCCAAATTGAGCCTTGGACAGCAACCAGCCCACCAGTACCATAGGCAATTGCAGGCACGTTGTTTTTAGTCGTTTTCCACCCCCAATCCAATATGTCCCCAAAGTTTTCCATTGCTGAAAACCAAAAGTCTTTGTCAAAAACAACCGATACACTATCATAAATCTCACCAGTGTAATAGAGGAATTGATTTTTTGTTAAGTCTTTCCCGGCCAAAGCATCTGCGAACTTGAAAATTTGTTCATTTGAAAAAGTATTAACATCGGGGCTGTCCAGCTGGGCAATGTTGGCCAAACCAAATACTGCTGTTCGAGTCTCCCAATTTGTAACCTCGACGAACTTATTTATTTTGCTCATTGGAATGGTCGTCGCATGAGAAACATTGTGCGTAGGAAATTCCTTTGATAACGCGAAATTTGTGCCGATTGGTTTAAAACCCAAAGGTCCATCGCCTTGTCTCAGAAAGTCCTCAGAAACGGTTATGTCGACCGATAGTGGTGATTTTGGATTTTTCAGACCATCCCTCAAGTTTTCTGAAACCAATTTTTTGAAACCATCGAATGTGTAGGATTTACTAACAAGAGTGCTTAAAAAGCTGGTTTCAAATATACCAGTATAGTCATTATTCTCCATGGCCTCTTTGATTTCATTAGTGATGTATTCATATAGTTTTTGGTTTTCCCATGGTATGACTTTCTTTATGACGATTTTATCATTAGCATCCGGTGTTGCGTAATTTACATACCGAGAGTCTGCATAGAATGTTTTTAAAAACAGTTCCGCCAATTTTGAATTTCCCAAACCCGCTGCGCTGTCGACGTGCAACTCAACCCAGCGACTTATCACTATTTGATAGCCACGTTCATCATCATTTTCAAAATTTTCACCTAAAATGAAAAGGGCTTCATTGGCCAAATATTCATCAATGGCCTTCTCTATATCACTAGTGAGGTGCGAATCTTCAAACCGTGAGTCGCTTAGCAGGTCATATATGCTTCTACCAACGGCAGTGGATGCTCCAAGATTAAGTTTGCTAGGGTGGTACCTTCCACGTAACAAGTCTTCTATTTTAGCCCTACTCATCCTAACACCTCAAGTGCAACCGCAACATTCGTGGGAATCTTAATCTCGTCTCCTTCTGTGAGATGAGCCTCGGTGGGCGCATTATTTAATTTCGCAATAATCCACCATAGAGATTGGTCTCCCATGTACTTCGAAGCTAAATACCAGAACTTCTCACCATTAGACCAATAGTGAGTAATCGTCGGGATTCTATCAATATCTTCTTGTGAAGGGTTAGACAAAACAGGCGTTGCGAATTGCTCTATTTCTTTCACTCCTCGATCTTCAAAGATTTTTTCATACATTTCATTTCTATTTTTAGCTATTCTTCTTGAGTTAAGTCTTGACATAATTAAGATCCTCCATCATATGGGAACTTAGTGAATGTAGAAGCTACAGGCTCTCCACCAGTTGAATTCCATCCTAAGTCATATTCGTGTTGCGGTGTGAAGTCCAGAGATACGTTGTATACTTTCGGGAAAAACTTTCCTTCTCTTTCCTTCCCTTCATTAAACATTCCCATGTCTATGACTGGTGTCGCACTGAATGAACCGATCCAACCTAAGAGGCCATCACCAACACCGTTCTGTATTAAGTTAGCAAACTTTAATCGAACCAATGGTGACTTCGCAAGAGATAGGGCGTTTCTGGTGATAGTCGTCGTAGACTCTGACGGTGGTGCAATACTTGTGTGATAAGCAGGATACATGAACTGCTTTACTTTGTTTACTTTGGTCAAATTTCCTTTGGCCTCTGCGATATCTGCCGCAGGCAAATCAAAACTCAAAGATATCTTCCTTGAGGTATTTTGGAATGTTCCAATTGGATCTTGGCGTCCATAGACTTGCTCTTCCGTCCAGTTCGAAGACAAACTGTCGTTGAACGATGTGATGAATGCGTAAAAATCAACACTCGCGTTTGGGATCACTCCTGAGATTTCAATCATTGCGCCTGATTTCGTCGCATAATTATCAATGTAACTTGTCATTTATTTCTCCTTAGGACATTGCAGTTGTTGCTGCGACGTCTTTAATATAGGCTTCGAATTGCTGACCACCGGCTTCCAAAGTCAACTTCATTCCATCAAACACATTCGACACATTTGCCGTTACATTTGTTGATGATGCTGCGATCTTCGCACCAGTCATATCGAAAGCAGTGCTAGAGCCTATTAGTGCGAGGTTTTGCAATGTTGATGTGACTTTCACATCGGAACCCATTGAGTTTAATTCCTGCATGACGCCTTTAAACTTTGTTGCGATTCCTGAGAAGTCTGCATTCCCGACGTCAGCCATGGCTTTGATTGTATCAGAACCTTCATTGACCATCTTCGCATTTGATTCCGCCATCTTTGCCTTACTATTCGCCATGCTAGCTAAGGTCATCGCGATACCACCACCAGCCAACACGAGAGCACCCAAGACACCTGCCCCAAGACCAGTTGCGGCTACAGCGGTTACTGCAGCTGTTGCTGTCGCAATCCCTGCTCCAATGCCTGCGATGGCTGGACCAATGGCTGCTAAGCCAGCCATAAATCCCCCACCTACAGCAAAGAGTGGTGCTAGCACTAAGATACCAGAGATGGCCAATGCTGCGGTCCCAAGTGCCTCTTTTGTTTCTTTGCTCATACTTTGGAATGCATCCGTTAGATAATCGGCAATCTCTCCAAGTTTTTCTAGAGCTGGTTGTACCATAACAATCAATTCTGTCGCGAGGTTTTTAAACTTTTGCATCGTTGGAACGGTTGCTTGTACCGCGTCGTCAAATTTTTGTTGTGCTGCAGCGTTGTTTTCCATCTCGGCAGCATTTGCTTCATAGTCAGCAAGGCTCATTGAAAAGATCCTATTTGCCTCGTTCATATCTGTGATACCTGCTGCGGCAGCAATAGATTTTTGAGTGAACCTGTCCATTTCTCCAAATGCTATACCTTGTGCTTGAACTTGTTGCACAAGAGTCTTCATTCTCTCATCTTCCGTCATCATCAACATTTGAGTTGTAGACAATTGAGTACCAAGCAATGCATTGAAATGTGCTGCGCCTTCTGCAGCTCCTGAGAACGTGTCGAACTTTTGAACGATTCCGAGCAAGGTGGAAACTTCTACATTTGCCGCTTTAGCTTGAGCAGCCAATGATTTGAATACTTTCATCGAACCCTTCCCATATACGGCAAGCGTCTTTGATGCTGCGGTGAAGTCCTTGACGATCTTGTCTGCACCAATACCAAGTTGCACACCAGCCATTGCTAGTTCTGTTTGAGTCTCGATTGCTTCAGTCGCGCCCATGCCCATTATTTTAAATGCATTTTCCATGAACTCTGCTGTATCTGAGGCACTAACTCCAAGTCTTTCCATCTGCGAAGTGGAAATTGCTAAGTCTGTCTGGGTCTGCTTTGATAGTTTGGCAAATTGTGACGTTCCAGCATTTAAAGCAATGATCGCATTGGCGGCACCTTCCATAGATACACCCAGCAAGTTTCCTGCTCTTTGTGTATCATAGAGTACATCATTGAATTTACCAACGGTACCCGTCTTTCCTGCTAATGTCGCAAGACCTGCGTCAAATGCGTTTAAGACCTTCATTGATTCTTTGAGAATTTTGTTAAAAACATTGAGTCCAATATTTTGTGGGCTGAAGGTCGAAGCAAGTTCTTGACCAAACAAGAGAGCATTTCCTCTCGCCTCTTCTGTTGTACCAGCCATCGAGGCAAAGGTATCTGTTAGTTTACCGATATTGGAGCTTGAGAATTTAGCGTCAATTCCGATCATTTTACCTAAAGATGAGGCCATTTGCTCAACCTCTCCGTTACCTTCTTTTCTTGCTTTGTTGATCAGTTCTTGAGTTTCAGCCATCTTTATGGTTTTCGACAATGCCTCATCGATAGCTGGAATATTGAACTTAGTCGAAGCAGCAGCTTCCCTTCCTTGTTTAGATTTTATTTGATCATAAAAAACATTTAGATCTTCTAGCGCTTGTGCTTTTTTTGACTCTTCCACGTTCTGGTCGATGAGAACTTGTAATCTCTTCTTCTCTTCTTCATAAGCCATTTGTGTACTTTTAGCAACATCACCTTGCAACTGAGCTCTCTTCTTTAACATCTCCAAAGCTTTCTCATCTAACTCCGAGGTATCCCTAGAAGTTGATGTTGTTTCAGATACTCCAAGGGCATCTTTGAACGCTTTGATGTTCTCCGTTGAGGCATTTTTGATTGCCTCAAGGATCTGCGCCATTGTTGGATCTGTTGGTTCTGCCATTGTGTTGTCCCTCGTTATTCCCTAATTAGCTTCGAAAACAAAAACCCAAAGGACGTTACCGTCTCTTTTGGGCTTTCTTTATTTCCTTGGCTTCTTCTTCGAACTGTTTTTTCATTCTTTCAACAAACCAACTCCTCAAACCGATTGGAAGATTATAGGCTTCAGTCAATGACCAGCCTCCAAAATGTTTTAAAATGAAGAACTGTTCATAGACTCCTTCCATGAACTTAGATGTTAGGCCAAAAAAAGTCCGTTCCAAATGGAACGTCGACCTCCTGCTCGTTAGAGCAACTCTTACAAGTAAGAGTCTGTGCGATTCTGACGCTTGTAGTACAACTTCTCAAGCATTTCTTAAAGTGTGAAGCATCTGATACGATCATGTTGTCAACGTAAGAGTGAATCACTTCTTCTTCCATGAAATTCTCAACTGACTTGATCATCTTCTTGTATTGTTCTACTGCGCCATATTCAACTGTTTTGCCTTGAATGGCCATTTCCATGATTCTATTTTCGTCTTCGCCATTTGCGAGCCTAAACTTAACCGTGAACTTTGTGCCGGGCATTGTTGTTTGGTACAACCCATCACCAGCGTACTGAACAATGTTCATTCCTTCTTCGTCAAGGCCACCTTCGATCTTTGGTGACATCAAATCAAACGTCATCATGTTCTTGGTCCCACACTTAGGACAGTTAACTATAGCGTCGTAATTCGCCCCGTAAGCCGTTGCACGAGCTTTGATGAGTATTGCGTTGCGGTCACACACAAGAAGGCTTAGAGGGTCAATCTCGGTGTCTACAATGATGTTTTGAAGCACTCTCTCTAGTGCGATCCCTTTTCTTATAAGAGATTGATTTGAAAGTGTGTCTTCGTCTTTTGCGGTCATGAATTTTATCTCAACAAAGTCAATCCCGTTTAGAGGATGGTCTTCTGGATATCCCTGACCCTTTGATGGAAGGTCAACGACCTCCGTTGGAGCCACAAAATTTAGTGGACTCATTGGTGGAGCATCTGAGTGCTCTGGTTTATTGTCTGATCCCAGACGGTTGGAATTTCTTCCCATTATACCTCCAATTATTCAAAAGTGGCGTAGTCGTAGGCCACTTCTATTGTTATTTCTGTTATGTCATCACTTCCATAGTCAAGTCTTGAGAAAGACAGCGAAGTCATGAAAGCTCCTTTGACTGTCCATGATTCAACTGGTTCTCCATCGGCATCCAATTGTTGAATTGAGAGTCCTTCAATGAATCCTTTGTTGGCTTTTGCCAACCCTTCCATGGGATTCTCACTACTGGGGTCTACATACCCTAGTTCTCTCAGCTCGTCCACTAGTAGGTTGATAACATCTCCTACGTCTGCTACAATTAATGAGATGGGTTTCCATGTAGCAATACCGGGATACTTGAATTTGTGATTAATAAGTTGATATTCGTTGTTAGAAATGTCGAAAGATGGCTTATCAACCGACTTAGCCCACCACCAAGTTGTCTGATCGCCATCTAACAATTTAAATCTAAAGTTTCTTTTAGGTTCAAGACTTGCTTCCGTCCAAAAGGTCATGTATAGCCTCTATTAGTTGTTAGTCGTGAATTGTGAAGCGCTTCCGTCGCCGTGAGCACATTCAGCCCAGTCATATCGCCAAGTCATGTCGATTGTTCTCAAGTCATCGTTGTCATAAGATAAGTCAGAAAACGAAACTCCTTTCAACCAAGCATTCTGCAAGGTCCATTCTTCAATCATGTTACCTTCTGAATTTAAAATTGTAACGATAACGGATTTGGTAGCAACATTTACAGAATTCTTTTTGGACATTGTAGTCAATGCTCCAGCTACATTAAGATCGTTAGCAGTCTTAATTTTGAAACCGGCCTTTAAGACGATATCATTGGTTAATTGAGCTGCATTTGGTGAAACGGGGTCCACTAGAGACATGCTGCAATCAGTCCAAGTCAAGCGACCAGGAAAGTAATACTTGTTGTCCATGAAGTCGTGAGTTGCTTCTGCGATATCGTAAGATGGGGTCTTGAAGTTCTTCGCCCACCAGATAACAGAGTTGTCCCCAAAACCAGTGATCTCCACTTTAAATCTAAAATTTCTTTTAGGCTCTATCGATGCTTCTGTCCAAAATGACATAATGTAATTCTCCTATTTATTAATAATTAGTGTTGATTAAAATTCTACGCCACTTTGAGTGATAACAAAGTCAACAGCGATAAACTCGATTGCACGGGCAGGCTTAACGAAAACCTTTGCGTACAAAATGTTTCGATCTTGAAGATCTGGGGTTGTGGTGCTTTCATCCAAAACAAGCTTGTATTCAGTAACACCAAAGTCTGACTTAACTCCTGAGAGAACGATGTCTGCTTGAGCCTTAAAACGATTCCAAGTTGCTTGGACGTTTTGGTCAAACAAAATAGTATCAGCAATATCTCCGATTTCTTTCTTCAGATAGTTCATCAAACGACGAACGTTGATTCTATCTAATGCAGATGCTGATTGTTGAAGAGTTTTTTGTCCAAAGATCACGGTGTCACCTGTTGCAGGGAAACGTGCGATTGGATTGATGTTTACTTCGTATAAGCTATCGCGATCAGCTTTAGTTAAGTGTTCGATTGTTCCTAATACTGCAGGACCTCCAGATCCACCAAGAGGGTTTAATCCACCTCTTTGGAATCCAGCAGGCGCAAACCATGGCTGAGAGTCAGCTTCTGATTTTGCGATTGCTCCAAGAGCAGCTACTGATGGTGGAGCTACGATAATAGTTCCATTTCCATTTAAAGTATCAGACAATCGGACATTTGGATAGTAAGTCGCAGCATAAGAGCTATCTAATGCAGCAGCGTTTATTTCACCGACAATACCACTGATGGTTTGAGGAGTATCTGTAGCACCACCATTGTCGACAGCGGGTGAAAAAATACCTTCAACATCGATAATTGCTAATGCATCTCCACGAGCCTCAGTTTGTGAAATCAAGTCTTGATTTACTGAGCGGTTTGTAACACCCGGTATAGAGATCAAGTCATAACGAATAACGTCTCTATCAGCTACCATATTAAGTGCAGATTCCATTGAGTATTGAGCGTATCCGCTTGCATCCAACTCAACTTTGTTGAATGGGTTTTGCAACTTAATGTTAAGTCCGTCAAATCCACCGAAGAATGGTGCGACAAATTGCTTAACACCGTTAGTGTCGATAAGAGTACCAAGCGCTACGGGACTTGAGGCTGCTGCCTTAAAGTAGTATTTACCACCTGTTGTCTCGATTTCGTCCAAAGTGAACGTGTACGATGCATCAGTCAGAGCATCACCTTCTGCTAAGTGTGGTTGAAAGAGAGAGTCTGCTCTTAATTGACCTAAGTCTCCGAAGTTCTCGTCGCCCTTTTGAGCAGCGTAAGAGAGTCCAAGTAGTGCAGTGGATCCATAGTTTCCATTTCTAACGTTAGTGTTTTGCTCTGAAAGTCCGTATTTCGGATAAGAAACAGTTACTGTATCGCCAACTTTGAGTTCGTCAATTAGATTAGCTGCACCGTTTGGTAAAGTATCCTTACCGAAGATCCAATCTTTAGATGCAAGGCCGCTGCCTTGTGGGATTGCAACATCGCCAACATAAGTTCTTGGCCCAACGAATCCAACTGGAAAGTCAGCTCCGATTGTCGCTGTAGCTGTAGGCATTTCAACTCTGACTAGGTTAGAATTGTTAGTGTATGTACCAGTGGTAATAACTTTTTTGCCATTCCATTCTTGATTGATGTTTCCAATTTTCTTTTCGATGTAATTCGCATCAGCAGGATTTAAAGTTAAGTTTACAAACTTTTCAATGTATTGAGAAGCTTTCATTCCAACACCAGCGATCTCCAAAGAGAATGTAGCATTTGGACTAAGAGCAGTACCGCGACGAATATCTTTGATTCTCACGACGTGATTCTTGTGAAAGTCTGAGCCTTCTTCTAAGGCTACCAATCTAAACAATTTCTTTTGAGCAGGCTTCGCACCGATAAACCAACCAGACTTTGCTGCTGTGGCTTCGGATTGCCAATCAGTGAATTCACCATTTGATCCAGAACGAATCGCTGCTGTGAAAGCAATGAGGTCATTGCTAGCATCTAGTCTATTAACTGCATGTTCAAAGGTCTCGCCCAAGAAGTAGTTTAAAGCATTAGCGCCTGTTCCATCTGCGAACTCTGTAGCATCTGTGTTAAAAACATTTCTGATAAAGTTTGGAGATGCTGGGTCGAAGTTGAAAGTAAACTCATCATCATTTGCACCATCGCTGATAAAAGCAGTCCAACCATTTGTTCCTTTAACAATAGCGGTTGCTCCATCTTTGTTGATGTTGTTACCATCACGACCTGTACCAGATAATGTGATGTTACTTGCGCTCATGTAAAGAATTGCAGCAAGAGTTCCAGCGAATGGAGTTGTATCTACACCACCACCGAATGTATCAGTTCCATTGTTCGCTCCAGCATTAGCGGTTACGATTGTTTTGTTATCTCCTGCTGTCCCAAGAGTTTGTTGGGTGAAGACTATCTTATGAGCAGGTGCACCTATTGCAACTGTAAAGTCAGTGCTTACATTTAATGCATTTAGTTGATTCTCGATTGCAGCCTTGATTACTAAAGCGGCTTCATCATCATTGGCCACCGCTGGGCTTTGAAAGGTTGAAAGCTTTATGTTAAACTCAGCAGTCGGATCAGTAGTAGTAGTGAAAGTGTATGAACCACCAACAAATTGAATTGTAATTGTAGAGTTAGCGGCGAAATCAGCTCTAGCGGTAATATCAAGAGTAGCAGTTGCGGCTGTTGTTCCAACAAGAGGCTCATTTGGAGCGACAAAGATACCAACGGCAGATTGAACCTCGGGTACGGTACCGATTGAGCTTCCAAGGTTATCCTGAGGGACGCTCCAACCAGCTTCGTAAGATGCACCAGCTTCTTTAATTCCAGCTAAGCGAAGGAATTTAACAGGGCCAACTCCAGCAGCCAAATAGGCTTGAGCAGCATAGCCAGCATATGAAGGAGCACCAGTATTACCTTCTCGCCATGGATCTTGGCTCTTAACCCCATCCATTGGTCTTCCAAAAACTTCGATAAAGTTTTCCAAACTGTTAACCTTGACAGGTTTCATTGAGGGCCCTTTTCTAGATCTACCGATGAGAAGCAATCCATCTTCTTCAGGTACTAGGGTTACTTGTGATTGGTCGATCTCTCTCAGCTCAATTCCGGGAGACGCAAAGTCAAACTTGGTAGGCATTAATTTACTCCTAATAAAATATTATTTTCCTAGTAAATAGTTAAATAAAAGCCCAAAGTCATAAATCTCTAAATTTCTCACCCGACTTATCCCAAGGTTTACTATCTCCAACAATCACACGCTCTCTTGAGATCTTGACCTCAACTACCGACTCCTTTCTCTGAATGAAAGGTTCGTCGTCATTATGGTCATTACCCGTTAGGTAGCCGAGGATCTTGATGGTTGCTTTCGCTGTGAATATTCTTTCTTCTTCCCCAAGGTTACCGGAGCTTGATGTACCAAAGTCCGAGTCGATAAACGCTTCATATTTGTATCCACCATTTTGAACGGTGAAGTTTCTTTTTCTCTCGGAAATAAGGAGAGGTAAGATCTGATTCATTTGTTGTTGATATTCTGTTCGGATAAATACTTCAAATGTGCAAGCCACATATACGGGTCTTGGGATTGATATTGTTTCGTAGACAACTTTCTTTGAAGAAGTAGGTCCAGTATTGTCTCCGGTCTCTCTACGTCGGTCAGCGTTCTTAAAGTTTTGAGTCTTGTCTTGTTTAATGACTCTCTTTATCATAATCTTGTTATTGTCGAGCTCTTCCGATTGAACTGCGCCTTTAAAAGCATCATCTTTTGAGACACCAGTTCGTGCGACTGTGATGATTGGAAGCCTTAACTTGCCAACACTATCTCTCAAGTCTTTGTTGTTTTTTATCTGATAAGCTCTTTCTGAGCCAAACCACAATACCTTAACCTTCTCGATGCCCTGATTCGTTCTTACGTGGGCATTAAGTGTCTCATCTACAAACCTAAACACAGCAGTGTCTATATTCTCTAATGTTGATGGTACTTCTGGAACTTGACTAGCCTGCATTGAATACTCCGTCTCTTGCTCTTATACAGTCAGCTGATATCTCAAACCGACTCTCTGGTTGTCCAAAGAGAAGCTTGGGCTCGTTTAGCTTGACTATCTCATAGTAGATAGATCCAAACCTTACAAAGTCACCCTCTCGGACAAATAGGTTTTGATCTTCAGTCAATCTTCTCTTGTGGAAGTTGACGGTAATTTTTGTCGACTTGTCGAGTGCGATGTTTTCTAAGTCTGCTGTTTCAACACCATTGTAGGTAACCAAAGCGTAAACTCTTATTGGATGCAGAAAGGTCTTTTCTATTGCCTCTCCATATAATGGATGGAATTCTGTGTTCTCAACGTCGATGGGAAAGTACAGGACTTGTTGACCAACAACTCTCTCGATGATCTCATCGTTGATCTGCTTTACAAGGTTCTTCTCTTTCTCACCTAAAAATAAAGGCGCAGGTGGTTGTGCTGGTCTTTCCCATTTACCCATCTAGATTACCCCACAAAAATCTTTAGCGGAGTCTTTGAGACGATTGCGTCCATATTGTCCACCATTGCTTTATCTGTCTCGGCAATCTTAGCATAGAGCATTTCATCAAGTTGCTTGTTGAGCTCTTCTCTTAATGTCTGCTGTTCGCTAGAAGCTTGCCCT